TGCGTATGTTTTCCACAACTCTAGATGCTCCACTGCGGTCAGGCTATCACGAGTCAGTGCTCCCTTTGGTGACTGCACGGGAAAAGAGAACACGGTCATGTTGTCTTCATTGCCGATTGCAGGTTCTGCAGGAATACCAGACTGTATCATAAACTGTGTCAGCGGGTCTTTGTTATCACCACGGACAGTGCGAATGTAGTACTCGCTGTGCCGAGGGTGAATGCCAGACGCACTATCGACTAATTGTGACACTGTGCCTGACGGCTTCACACATGTGATAGCTGTAGACTGATTTATACCAATCTTCTTAGACAGCTTCTCATTTGTCTTAACAGCTATCTGTCTGAAACCAACCAACATGTCTGTAAGCATACAGTTATTAGTCGATAGCATTTCATTGTCTAGTATGCCTGTAAGACTAACTCCTAACAGCCTCTCTTCTTCCGTGTTCTGCTTCCATATCTTTCTCAGATACTTGAAGTCAGTGAGGCAGGACTGATAGGTGCCAAGCTGTGTAGCCCATTCAATCTTCTTGGTAAGGCTTGTTACTGTATCTTCAGCCCTAACAACTACTTCTGTGAGGTTACAGAACTGGTAGGGGCGTAGAATAATTTCAGAGCAAGGGTTAGTTCCAAACTCATGATCAGGATCACGACGACCAATACTAGCCACTTTATTTTGTGCAGATTCACGATTAAAGATACCTCTCTCTCCAGACTTTGACTCATACAATGAGTACCACTCTTTTAAGAACGTGTTCATGTCAGGGCGCTCTGAGTAAACTGCAGAGTTATTTGCTAGCCCACGATGCGGGTAGTCCCTAAACCAATCACCTGATTTAGCAACTCGCATTCTGTTTGAGTTAAGATCGGATAGAGAGATTAGTGCTGACCTACGTACACCACCTACAACAATTACACTAGCTATTTTGCACACAAGGTCGTGACATTCTAGCGGTGATAGCTGTCTACCCGCAGCATTTTTAAACAGATTTACTGTAAATTTAAGAAGATCATCAAGAGGCGCTGGACCAGACGATCTACCGCCAAACGTCTTTAAACGCGCTCCAGCGGGGCGTAGACGCGATAAGTCCCATTTTGGCACCTGACCAGCGTAGAGACACGCAATCAACTCACGGAGGCCCCTAGCCCATCCTGCCTTACTATCCTGTACAACGATGGTTGTTTCAGTCTCTTCAAAGTGTTCGTTCACTGTTGGCAGGTTTCCGGTGTATTGCCTCTCTGCAGAAAAGCCTACACCAGTGCCACACATGAGAACATATAGTATCTCATCAAATGCACGGGGCGAGTCTACAGGAATGTATGAGCAGTTGTAGCCAGCAGTGTTGTCACGTTCTAGAGCTAGCCCTGAAGTCATCAAAGCTCTCATGGAGGGCATCACCTGAAGGCTAAGAACAGCCTCTTCAAGTTCTTTTCTGTTAGGGATTGTGTGTCCATATTTGTCCTTCATGGTGTAGTGCATGAAGTCAAAGTATCGTTCTACAGTCTCAGCCCAAGTTTCACGCCTATTCCCAAGCCAACGTGCATAACGTGACAGATGAATAAACTCTTGGTAGTCTGTTGGAAAATAATTATTCTTCATTGTATTTTTGTTCCTTAACTAATTTCTCTAGATACCACTGAGACTTCATCAAATCTTTTAGTGGCATTCCCTTGTGTTTGTACCGGCATACATACTTCAGTATGTTACCTTTAAGATATCCGCTAAACTCTTCCTCTGTAAGAGACTCTTTGATCATATCAATAGTCTCCATGCTGCCCTGTGTGTAATGCTGTGGGCTATTTACAGCGGCGATTAGCTCTGCTTTGTATTTCTTTTCGTCTGGCATCAGTTGTCCTCGCTGAACTTTACCTTGATAATGTTATCGTACACATCTTCAATTATCAGCTTGTTGCTGTCTCGTTCTTTCTGCTTTGACTTCTCAACTATCTGCTCCATTGTAGCTTCATGCCCTAGCTGCATGAGGTAATCATAGTCTGTCTCAAGAAGACTAAGCATGCCCTGTTGCAGAATATGCGCGGCAGATACGTCCTTGGCATCCGACGTATCATATGCACGAACGCTCACCTTGTCAAATCCTTCAGGATCAAAAACAATGTACAGCCTATTTTGGGCTAAAAAGAATGTCTCTTCTTCTATTCTATCTCGCAACTCATCATCTATGAGATCATCTTCCGGCTCAAAAGTAAAACCATCATCATTCATCAAACCACTCCACAGGTATCTTTTTATGCGCCCAATCAAATCCGTGGCGCTCTGCCCAATCTGCATGGGTAGTCTTTGAACCCTTGTATATTTTTTTGTTGGCATTAGCGAAGAAGAACTTCACTTCAGTGTCCGGGTTCTGTTTCTTAACAAGCAGATGCTTTACTCTGTCCTGCTGTGTTAATCGCCCTTTTACTTCTATGTATATGTCATTACGAGGTATATAGAAGTCAGGTATATAGACTTTAGGATCAGGCTGGTACGGTATCTTATCAGGTTCAAACTCCCAACTAATACCCATACGGCTTATAGCTACAGCAACTTCTGACTCAAACTTTGATCTAAAACGCATAGTAGTCAAACTTATTTTTATTATCTGGGTTAGTGTTGACTATCTGTACATAACCTTCGCTTAAATCTTTTTGTACGTACTCAGGAGATATATCTCTTACAATAGAAAAGCTCCTAGAGGGTAGAACAACTAACCTACCTAGCCTTAGGTACGAACGTATGTCATCAAAGCAGCGGGACATTTTCATAGAGCCTTCATAGTTAAACTCCTCTGCAGTCCACATACCCTCCGAAGACATATTCTTTCTATATATAATTGGAAGCTGCATGTCCTCTTGTAGAGATTTTACTAATAGAGCATCTACGTGTGTGCTATCTCCTTTATCTGTATCAAAGTATACGAAGGCAGCTTTTGGATTAAACATCGTTTCAAACTCAGTGATAGTCTCTGTGATATATAGTGGCATCAGATTTCATCCTTTACATGCTTTGTGTACCATACTCTCGGTCGAGTATTTGCTGTAGAAGTTGTCTTCTGTTTGTACGCGGCGTTAGGCCAACAGTGCATCTTAAAACCACAGTAAGAACATGTTCTATTCATTAGTCGGTTGCCTGTTCTTTTGAGAGTGCCTGTTGCTTTGTCCTTGTATGTTTCAGGCTCATCTGCAAATGAACGTTCAAACTTCTCGCCGCCAAGAACACTGCGTATATTTTTATCGGCTAATTGTAGGGCTGCTTCTCTGTCTTCATCTTGCACTAGCGGCGTCTCACATACCGCCCACTCACCTGTAGCCTTGTTGATAGCTATCCAGCCACCAAAGGTAGAGCCAGCCGCCTCTGCGTACAAGTAACCCTGTGGCACGTAACCAAACACATCATCCTTTTTGATGTTGTTGTACCCACGATTAGCCGCGAACTTCATAGAGAATGCACCGGGAGCAGCACTCTTTATATCATATATCTTATCATCTATTTTGACATCGTATGTGCCACGCAATGTGGTGCCACCAATGTCTAGGCTAACGCCTTCCTGTTCGCTCTGTATATTTACACCTGCAGCTTTCATAACTGTTACTGCTATGGCCTCTATGATGTCCCCAAACAGAAACTTCATAACCATTGTGTAGTCTACATCTTCTTCTATGTCATCTCTTGCGGATAACTTCTGCTGGCATAGAGGCTTGCCCACGCCAGACATACGCACTTTTGAACCACGCTTTTCACTGAACTGACGTTCGATAGCGGAGCCACACATCTCCTTAAATTCGTTGATAAGATGAGGGGGAAGACCTTCGCCTTCACCCCTCGACGCTTTTTCTAGGAAATGCTGTACTTTATGTAGCAGCATTGAGGTCATTAGATGGCCTCTGCATTTTCCAACGCTTTTGCTACATCTAGATCATCCATAGCAAGAACATTTTCCTTACGTTCGTTGTACTGCTTGAGTACACGCTCGTTCCACCTCTCAATATCCTTCATGAAAGTATTGAGAGTTTCTACATCCTCATCCACAATCTTTACAGGCTGCGGCTTATCAAACACTGGAGTGTAGTACGTGATGCCTCCGTTCTTATTACGCTTGGTGGCAATGTTAACCTTCTGACCAAAGATAATTTTGTTAGAAGGTACTTCACGAATATAGTTAGCAACTGGCATGAACGCAGAACCACGGGCAGACCAGATAAACGGAGTGCCTTTGAGATCAACAGCCTCACCAGTAGTGTCCGTAGCATCTTTAGCGCCTGTGATAATACCGTACACCACCTGCGTACACTTAATGCTTTTCTGTTTAGCGTGTTCAAGCGAGTTAGTTGATAGAGCTTCAACCTCCTGCTTGTTCAGCTTACCACACTTCATACCACCGCTTGTGTCAGGGAAGTCATCACTCAGAGACGGAGCGAGAACAGTCCTGACAGAATCTTCAGGAGACTGTTGGTTCCACAAGTCATAAGAGTAGTACCGCACAAACATCCGCACAGTGATCTCTTTAGCATATACAGTGTTGTTGTCCAGCCGAATACGAAAGCTACCCTTCGGCAACGGCTCACCATCATCGTTGTCTGCCTGTTGTTCAATCGCTAGCCGGGGTAGTCCCTGCTGCACGTTTGAACGTGTTTCAGTCTGACCGACCATAGCTGCAAGTTTAGCCATGTTCTCTTCGTTTAGATCGTCCATCGTAATCATATCGCTCATATTTCTAGCTCCTCTAGATTAAGCCAATCAGTACCCATTTTGAGTTCTATCTCAATGGGCATATCAAAGTCAATACCAAACTCTCTACTACATTCTTCAGGTATACACAACATACTCCTTTTTAATAATTCAACCATCCAATCTTTTTCGTCAGGGTGAACGTCCATGATTATGGAATCGTGGACTGTGTTAATTATTTTACTTTTTGGAACAGGCTTTACCATCGCTTTCAAAGACTTGTGAAGCCTTATCAGGGCTAATGGTAATAGGTCTGCCGTAGCAAAACCCTGCACCGGGTAGTTCTTAATAGATGTTGATCCAACAGTTGTACCATATCTAGTATACTTTGCATAGGGAAAAGCATACTCCCTACCAGACGGTAGAACAACCTGTTTGTCTGTCACTGCTTCTTCCTGCAGCTTGTCGTGCCACTCAGTCACGCCCTGATACTTGTTACGGAAAGCAGAGTAGTAAGCCATCTCCCGATTAGTTCCAAGCACACCACCATATAGAGGCTTAAAGGTGTGGGCCTTTGCGTCCTGACGGCTAACTCCCATGATCTCAGCGGTGTAAGAGTGTACATCGAAGCCGCTCTTTACCTCTTCATAGATTACAGGGTCTTGTGATAGATAGCCAGCTACACGAAACTCTAGCTGTGAGTAGTCACCTTCTAAAATGTAACCACCTTCATACCTAGAAACAATCGCTTCTCTTGCAGGGAATGTTGCGCCTCTCGGCATATTCTGAAAGTTTGGTCTACTTGACGACAGTCTTCCAGTAGCAGTGACGCACTGATTAAAGTTAGGATGAATAAAGCCTCTATCATCTTGGTACTTCTCCAAGCTATCCACGAATGTATTGAGATACGTTCTTATCATTGAGTAACGTGTGTACTTGTCCACGAACTCTCTTGCTTTGCCCTCTAACTCAAGTCGTATCTCGGACAAAGTTTCTTTATCTGTTCTAAAGCCTGCAGCGGCGGTATCCTGTGGCCCACGAGGTATAACTCTTAGTCCCGCTGGTTCGTTTAACTTGACATAGATAACGCCTGTACCAGTGCAGGACTTACACTTTACAACATTTTTACTCAAAGCGCCAGACTTTAGTCTATTTCTTCTACGTCCTGTGCCACCGCAGTCCTCACACCTTTGTCCTCTGGTCTTGCGAAACACAGGGGCTAATTGTTTCACTGTCTCCTTAAACATTGTAGGAGACATTTTTGTTTTACGCTTTTGTTTCTTGGTGTGTCCGCGCTGTTCTGTCCCTATGTTGAACGCTTCTTTCCACGCAGTCTTGTCCACCACCTCACGGGAGTATAGCAGCTTACTGCGGTCATCTGGGCTATCGAGATTGATTGGAGTGTCTCCCATAGCAATCTCAGCGATATCCATAAGGTCACTGTATAGCTGATCATACTCCGCTTGATAGTCTGCTTTAATTTTTGCAAGCTTTTCATTTG